TTAAAATCAGTTGCTATTCCACAGTGCATTCCAGAACCTAAAAGTCCTCCTTCATTTATGTCAATTATATCTACACCATTTGTATGTCCGATTGCTCTATCTTCTAAGAAGTTTGTAATACCATTTGCTCCTACATTAATGGGAATGCCATTAGTAGCCCAATCTCTTTCAGTATCTGTAAATCTTCCTATAAAATTAGAAAGACTATTCCAATAAGTTGAAGATGTATCACGATATGGAATTGGGTAATAATTTATCCAGTAAGCGTTGTGTGTAAAAGCAAGATTATTTGATTTGGTGAAATAAATTTGGTTAACAGGAAGAACTGATGAACCAGTTGGCCACATATCCCAAACTCTCCCATTATCCGTAATAACACTCAGACCACCAGCAGTCGCAACAGCAATCGTAGGTTTTGGAAGTCCAGTATCATCATCAATTGGTGCATTTGGCAGTACACCCATTGCTACATCATTGACATGATTGGTTACAATATAATGTCCTGAACCAATATCTTGCCAATAATCATCAGTATTTCTGTTTATAATTCCACCAGTCCACTTTTTATCATTAGTATGACAAATTGCAACAGCATCATCTTTTATGAAATTAACTTTAATAATATTACCATGATTCCAAGAAGGACTAGTACCAACAAGTATAATACCATTTAATGCTGTTACAGTTATTAGATCATGATCATTAAAACCAGCAATCATATTCTGTTGTCCAGCAATGGTTGGAATAATCATCCACATTGGCATATTTGGATCATCACCATCATAGATGGTAAGTCTAGTTCCACTATTCTCTATCACCAACACGGCAACAGCAGGAAATTCTTTTCGATGACCTCTAAATTCATTTACACCTTCATTATACCATGAGGTATGATCACATCTCTTTCTCCATGCACCACCATCAGAATCCTTTCTAGTATCATATACGAAAACACTTCCACCACTAGAAACTGCAGTTTGATCAATCTGTGCTTTAATAGCAGCAATATTTTCTATCTCTACTTCAGTTAAATTAGCATGAGCAGGATCCTGATATGCCAATCCACCCAACATTGCGTTGGTTGGTACTTGACTATTTCCGATTCCGACTAGATTAGGCATTAGTTATTTCTCTCCTGTGATATTTATTATGATGTTAGAGTGACCAATTGTGCATCTGACACTTTGATTGGATAATAAGTAAATCTTCTAATCCATCCATTGTATCCATGACCATTAGAATTATTCTCTATACATGAATTACCTAAAGATAATTGTGTAATAGATGGTATTGGAATACCACTATCAGTTGTACCAGCTACCGTACCACCATCAACACATACTCCTCCATCATTTAATTGCCATGCCATTCCAAATTTTGGTGTGGGATTTGGAGAATAAGTAATATTTGCTGCACCCAATACATTTGAACCACCTGAACGTATTCTCCACCTCAATTCAGTAGCACTAGTGTTTGATTTAAACACCTCCACCGCTTCATCTTCATTATTAAGATTACCAAAACAAAATATTCTTTCATACCTTTGGAAATTATAAGTCATCCAATTACTTGTATCAAATTGACATATTACTGTTGATGCATTTGGATTATAAAAATCAGATAATTCTTCACCATCAATTACTGCAAAACCCTGACCACGAGTTGCAGTTCCACCTGTTGATGATCCTGGAATATAAGAAGTTGGAAAAGTTCCTTTTTCTAACTGAAGACCCCAGACATATATTCCAATACTATCATCACCTTGATAATTTCCAGAACCATCCTCTCTTGGTCTGACGTGCCATCTAAATGTTCCAGAACCAGACGCACTATCAGAAACATCACATGTCACAGAACAACGCCACCATCCATTTGGATATTCTATAGCAATTGCCGAAGTTCCACTCTCGAATCCACCACTACCAGTATATGTTGCTGCTCCAGTGCTTAAATTAAATTTATATGCAATTGTAACTGTACCATTAGAACCAGTACCATTGCAGAAAATTTCTGCAAAACTTTTTGATCCTGCTTTAATCCAACAGGATGAAGTATATACGTCAGTAATATCACTAATAGCAACATCATCATACAAAGTATGCTGACTATTAGCACCATTATCACGAAGTGCAATGGCATCATAGGATCCATCTGGTGCTGTAACTGCTGTAGTATTTTCAGTTAAAACACCAGCTCTATCCCAATTTGTGTTATCTACAACATCAGTAGAATATGGAAGTAAATTAGTTCTAGACTCTTCAATTAATAATCCTTTACACTCTCTTGTTGTTGGATTATGGTCAAATCTTGGAGTATTACTACCAACCAATACAACAATACCAAACTCATCAGTGTATGATGCAGGCCCAGTGTGACGATATATAAATCTTGGATCTAATTTCTTGACTGATACAAAATTAAAATCTACTGATGGTCGTTGATTTGGATAGTCTTGTGATGCTGCGACTTCTCCTGTTACTGAAATACCTGCTCCTATAATACGAAGTTTTTCATTAGTAGAATCTACAAAAAATCTTATTGAACTATTTGCAACATCATTTTCAAGATCAGCATATAAATGTAATCTTCCATCTACTGTACGAATACGAGACTGTGTATCATTATCCCATAAATCAAGATTTGCACCATTTGAAGTGCTTGTTAAAATTCCTAAAGTATTATCAGAACTTCTTACAACAAGAGGGGCAGTAGGGTTTTCAGTTCCGATACCAACTCTACCATATTGACCTTCAATGGTCATTCTTGGATATGTGCCATGACCAATATTTTGAGCAACACCAAACTTCATTTTTGCTACAGAGCTGCTCGTATCACCAGTTACATAAATTGATCCTGCACCTTTACTATCTCCACCAGATGATGTGCGGAAAAATTCAAGTGCGGAATGATTATTATTGCCTGTGGATTCAATTGTAATTACAGAATCACCACCATCTTTAAAAACGTGTAGACTATGATCTGGATTATTAGTTCCGATACCGACTTTTCCATCACCAGTTATTCTTGCAACTTCATCTGTTGATGAATTTCCACCTCTGAAAACAACATCACGATTTTGATTATGAGTATCAAAATACAAATTACCATTATCTGCATTTATTCTCGAACCTAATCCATTCGTATCTGTAAATTGAATGATTGGATTAGCATCATGAATATGTAATATTTGTGATGGATCAACAGTTCCGATACCGACTTTACCACTTGAGTTGATGCGAACTTTTTCACTAGAAACTGTTGATCCATCAATTCTGAATGAAATCACACTATCAGCTGCTTCACCATTAGAATCTGATTCAATTATCAAATTTGGACTATTATATCTGATTTTACAATCGGAATTATCATCAGAATCTGTCCATTGAAGTTGAGGACCACTACTCCAAAGATGTAACAATGAACCTGGATTATCAGTTCCGATACCAACTTTACCTGCTGGTGTGATACGAAGTCTTCTATTACCAGAACCATCTTTTATATCAAGTCCATCCGTACCTTCTGCTCTTACCTGCATCAATGTTGATACAGTACCACTATCATTCTTCTTAAAATTAATTGAAGGTCTAAATGAAGCAGTAGTATCAATAATATTAAATGCATTATTATCATCTGTTTCTATATTAACAACACCACGGACATCTAATTTTACTCCTGGATTATCAGTTCCGATACCAATATTACCACTTGAGTCGATGCGAAGTCTTTCAGTGCCACCAGATTTATATCTAAAATCATCTCCTACACATCCAATGTTAGGTAGATTAGGATAAGTGGATGTACTATCTCTAAAACCAATCCAAGTAGTTGCATCTCCACTCTCAAACTGTGCTACCCCATTAGCAGTAGCGTGATAAACATGAAGTGCCTCATGAGGAGCCAAGGTTCCTATACCAACTGAACCAATTCCTGTGATGCGAAGTCTTTCTGCATTATTTGTTCCTAACGTCAGTTCATTACTTGCAGGAGAATGTACTGATGCACCTGCACCTACCGTGACGGTTCCATTTCCAGCAACACCAACCTGTAAATTAGCCATTTATCAGATAATCCTATTTTTTGTATTTATGCTATAAGTAGAGTACATCCTGCTTCCACAGTAACCCCAATTCCTGAAGCAACTTGTACAGGACCTACTAATATTGCATTCTTTCCTGCAGGTAATGTAAGATGTTTATCAATTACCTGATCTGTCATTACAAAACCATCATATACAGAAAGGTTACCATGAACTTGAGCAGCACCTTCTGAGGTAGCAGCACCAGTAGCAGTTCCTTTTGCACCAGTAGTATTAATACCAGCAACCTTAATTGTAGAAACACCAACAGAGTCTTCTGTCCAGACACCAGCAGCAACACCAGTCAATTCAGAACCATCACCAACAAAACTACCAGCAGTAACAATTCCTGAGAATGTTGCATTACCTGGAGAGTATTGACCGATACTAATAGCAGTTCCTACCTTGAATCCACCTGCAGCAGTTACAATTCCCGTGTAATTACTAGAGTCTCCTTCAACAGTAAGACTACCATCGACGGCCTTAATGACATCTTGTGTGCCTTGAATTATGATGCCCATGTGTACTTACATACTTTTTTAGATATTTATATTAATCACTTTGTCCCTCATATTTATGAGTTTCCACCATATACTCTACGGTAGTGGCAATATCATTCATCGCTTCACGAAGATCATACCTCTGACCGGATTCTTGTCTTTGCATCTCCTTATCCAGCAATGTCCAACGCCATTGCTTCATGCGTTTAGAGTACCATAGTTTAATATCCATATTTTATTTATTTCAAAAAAGTAATAGAGTCAAAAAATTGCTGAGTTTTTTTTCCGTCTTTTTTGGAATAAAAAGTCGATTTTCCCTGGCTAAAGAGGATTTGTATAAGTTAACCTATCTTCTGGGCAAGTAGCACGTACTAACTTCAATACATTCATAAACTGCTCAGTATCATCACACTCTACCTTCTTTGTATCACCTTCGCTAGAGTATAAGTAAAACGTTTTCTTTGTAGGATCAACCACACACTTCATTAAATATTCTTCATCTTCATACTCAATATTATCTTCTCCTAGATCAGGTCTTAGATTTTCTTCCATAAAAATCTCCAAAATAGTTGTGTGGGAGGTTGGATTCCTGTTTACCAACAAGAGACGGGCATTACTACAGTAGTAAATTTTACATCTCTGCCTGAGACCCGACTGGTAAGTCGATTCTCCTTTCGGAGCAGCACCACCTGTGTCTCATCACCTTATCCAGCATTTGCCAGAAAGATTATTCAGTCACTCCCTATGTTGAGCTCTCAACAAATACAATATAACACTATATTATGAGAGTGTCAAGCTGGTAGATCCAACTCCCGCAACAGTAAACTTTAACTGATCTCCATCTACAGAAATCTTAACTCCATTAATAGCCGAACTAATGCCCACATTATTCTCAATAGCAGCTGCTAAAACTTCTGCTCCTTCAGTCGTTGAATCATCAAGATAACTATACCATTTCATTACAATGTCCTCCTATCATAGTGGTAACCAGCAATTGAATACTGTGTATTATCTCCTGGATAATCTTCAGGACTCTCTCCTTCATATTCTGGAATAAGTCTTTCTCCATCAATTCTCTCACCAAATACATGGAAAAAGCAATTAATAGGTAATCCCCCTTGTGCTTGAAGATATATGAATTCATCATCCCATCTCTTCACAATAATATCCTGATGTGCTCCAATTGGGGTTAAACTTACTGTAATTGATGCAGGATCAACCAAATCTTTCCAATAAGAAGGCAATCCAATTACCTTCTCATTTGTCCTTCCACGATAGTAAATCGCACCTTCTGGGCCTTCTAAACATATATGTCGTAATCTATGACCTTCCTTAGAGGGATGTTGAATATCAAATCCCTTCCATCCTTGTACATTAATTGTACTACCAGACCAACTACAACTTTGACCAGTACAACTTTTTAAATTACTTGTAATTAAATTACCATTATGAGTTTTATCACCGTTATGAACTTTATTACCAGTCTGTAAGGTATCACCTTCTTGAGTCTTATTACCTTTTATATACAAAGAATCAGGAGTACTAACAGTCCCATTAGGACCAATCATTACTGTAGCATCAGCAGAACCGTAAGATCCTGCTTGACCAACTTGAAGTGGTCCCTGAATATAAACAGAATGATCTATCTTTGCTGGTCCTACTCCCAAAGCCTGTGGAACTATAAATGGTGCAGACACAATAAGTTGTCCACCATAGATCCAAGTTTCGTCCATTGAAAATGCCATCTTATCCTCCTACGGTTTCATTTTTCCTGGTATAGGTAATACTTTTGCAGCAGTTGCAGCAGTTACCCCATAAATTAATCCTGAAAATATTTGAGTCATAGCACCAGTTATGTTAGTAAGAGGTGATTGTAATTTAATTGATTGCTTACCATCTATTGTAATATTCTTTGAGTCAAGTTTAATGGTTTCATTTGCCTTTGCCCAGAAAACACCATGAGGAGCGTTACCTGTTGCAACAAACTCAATATCATTCCCTTCAATACGAATTCTTCCATTAGCTGCTTTCAATTGGATGTCCCCATTTTCAGCAACAACTACAAAGGATTCTTTCTCACAGATTCCAGGTGATGGTTCTTCACCTTCTGCTGGTGGTTTAACTAAGTCCTCTCCAGTATGAACTACCATTGCACCAGGACAATTCATAGTAGTCCATCCTTCACGTTCACCATCCTCTTCCATACAGAAGAAATGTCTACCATCCATAGCTTTGATTTCAAAACTAGAAGTAACATCTTCCTTAGGACTTATAGCACCAAACTGAATGAGACCATTCATGGTGCTTATTACTTGTGTCCAAAAATTAACTTTCTTAGTCATAGTTCAATATTTATTGGAGTTGATCTGTAGGAGCAAGACTACTCTCTTCCCTGGTATCATACACTCTAACATCAGTTCCATTATTGGAATCAGTACCTGCATACTTTATACCATCAATGAAATAAACATTACCATAATATTCTTTTCCACCAACATATCCATTATGATTTAAACCAACTAAATCATAGACCTGAATAAGTTCCTCTTGAGTAAACGATCTTGATGTCTGTGGTTCAGGATCACGAATAATATCAAAGACAGGAGTAAACTTAGCATTGAAACCAGTCTCAGTGTCCATAGTTATTCGTGGAAGTTCGGTGAAATTACCTCCTTTAGTAACAGTTACCTTTTTAATCTTCCCAAAAGGATCACACTTATAAGATAATACTGTACCATTACTTGGAGTAACAGTCAACTTATCTACACCACAATTATATCCAATACCAGGATCCTTTACTACTACATCAGTAATAGTAAGAAGAGCAGGATATGTAGTAGTAGTTGCTGCTGGAGGAAGGTATCCACCATTTCCACTATCAAAAACAATAACTTTTACAACAACACCAGTTAAATTACCAGTACCTAATATAGTTTGAAGTACAGCACCACTTCCATTTTTACAAGGATCAATTACTTGTACTTGTGGAGGAGATGTATACCCAAAACCACCATCAACAAGATCAACAGCAATCAAATTACCATGAACATCTACAACTGGATTTGCTTTTGCTCCTACACCATGCCCACCAAAAAACTTAAGAACTGGAGGACCACAGGGTTTATCTGAGGTATCACATTGATCTGACCTTAATAAATCTTTCGGTGTAAGTTGATTTACTCCACTAATATCCAAGAATCTAACTTCTCCATCACCATCAATAAAAATAAACTGAGTATCTGGATATAACTCTGCATAGTCATTTGCTTCTGCAACAGAAAGTCCTTTAACATATCCATCATCTTCATGGATATATCCTAACTTAATATTTTCAAAGGCAGTTGGTGTTATTGGCATTACTATATCCTCTACGCTATATTAGAATTTAAATCAGATTTCCTAGATGCAGGTAACTTAAACTTACGTTTAATTGGTCTACTCACATCCATCAAGGACTTCTTCTCTGCACTAGACATACTAGTTCTACCACTACTATATCTTCTTCGATTATCAGCAGTTTTTTCTGCTGCCTGTGCAGCAGTAGCATTACTTGGTTGATCAGCTGACTGACCCCCACCCTGCATAGTATGAGTATCATTTGGTGAACATATTGGTGGTGGATCACAATCATAAGACTTTGTAATTGTCTTAACAAATCCCATAGCTGCTGCAATATCAAAATTCATTCCACCCAATGCACCAATACCACCTCCAGTCATTGGACCAGCAAGAGATGATCCTTTACCTAAAATTGAATTTAAAATATTAGGATATCCTGATGCAAGTTCTCCAACTCTATTAACAAGTTCAGATGTATTCCCTGAAGCAATAGCATCAAAAACCATACCACTACCACTCATTAAACCTTGACTAGCACCCAATATACCAGCAGCAGCACCAAATCCACCAATAATATCACCCTTCTTAAGCATCTCAACAACATCAGCAACTGCACCTTGATATGTAGCAGTATCCTTTCCAGCAAGGAAGAAAAGATTTGTTAATCCTGTAGAATAATCCCCAGTTATAAATGAATTAGTTATATTTCCAATTATATTATTAGGAACCCCAGAACCATCTGCGATATTAGATGACATCTGAGTAACAAGATGACCAGAATCTAATGATGCAAGAACATTATCCTCATTAATATCTGTCGCAAGAAATGATTCTCCCCCTGAACCAGACTCCGTTGAACTCCCACCTAAAGACTCATTCGTTGTAAGAACCATAGGAAGTAAAGCATCATCAAATCCAGTCATAATAGTATTAATATTCTCCCCTAATATCTCACCAACCAATTCTTCAGTAGAACAAAGAGGAGTTGGTGAATAATATCCATCCTGTGGTAACGGTGGAGCAAACTCAGAACCTGGACTATCAAGTTCAGGTACAGGTGCTACAGCCTGTTCTGCAGGAACTCCAACAGGTGCTTGTGCTGCAGCTACATTAGCAGCATTTTGTTGTGATTGTTTCTTCTTTCTCTTAAAAGCATTCTTCAATGCTGCAGCAATTAATGCAGCTAGACCAGAACCAGCAAGACCATTAAACATACAAGCAAGTTTCTCCAATCCAGCAATCTGATCCTCCATTATTTTATTTTTATATGAAGGGACTGCAAGATTCAGCATAGGCATAGACTTTTCATTAAATTCATTCGTCGTAAACTGCTGCACCTGACCCATAATACCTTTCATATATTTTGATATTTCTTTTGAAGATTCCTCAATAGCTGCATTAATATCTTTATTAGATTGAACAATAGGTAATCCTCCTGCACCTTCAAGAGATTTTTGTGCCTCAGTAAAAGATTGTATCTTCTCACCAAGAGTCTCTACTACTGTATTAATATTTTTTATATCGGATTGTCTATCTGGATCTGGACATGCTAATGCATGTTTTCTATCCAATATTACATCTTTCTTCTTGTCTGCTGCTGTTCTTTGATGAACTGCATCAGTTGATTCTTGTGATAGATTACTATTTTTAGTTGCTAAATTAGCATCCTTAAGTTTCTTCTGTTCATTTGGTTCTTCATCTTCATTCTTAGAATAAAAACTTTGTGGAGTAAAGTTCTCACCAGAATCTTCTGTTCCAGTCTTCCTCTCCAACTTTGTCTTAGCATTATTACCAAGCACACCCATAATAACAGGAACCTGCATGTCCTGGCCATCCATAAAGAAACCAAAAACAAACATTCCTTGTTTAATTCCTGGAGTCATGTAAGTAGCACCTTGACCACCACCCCAAACTGGGTACATACATTGAGCCCAAGGGAGTTGATCAGATTGTATGATCGCCTCATCTTTATCATGATGACCTATAATACGTACCTTATATCGATACCCCCAACCAGGAACCCCAGCTTTTGGATCCTCAAATTGTTTCTCTGAAAGATTTATTCTCCATGAAGAATCATCAGCAACCTGGCCAATCCACCATATAAAACTGCCGCCTATAAATCCAGGATTAAAAAGTGAGGTTCCTTCCATAAATTATTACTCGTCGTATACTCTACATTCAAATGCATCTGGGTGATTCTCACAATAGACTTCTAAGTGCTGATCTTGATGTCTTGTATGATAATCATTAATCTTTGCATCACTGGGATCTATCTCTTCACCCTTATGATACTCATCATAATATGCATGAGCAGTTTTTAAATCTTCTTCAGTATACTCCAATATACCATGATTAATATGTTCTTTATGATCCTTAGGATCAATGTAGACTTCGTGGTCTAAATCGTGTGTCATAATAGATTACCTAGTACTGTGGTTACCTTTTCTTCCGAATGAATCCCTTGCCAAATTTAATTTAGTCCAGGTTCCATCGGCGGTCACTAAGTGGCATAAGTCGGCTATAATATATAGACCTCCTGTTTGCCTATCTACTGTATCATCAGTTTCAGGTTTAATCGCAGGAAGATCAACAAATATTACATCACCTGCATGTAAACTAAAATCCCCAGCAATCGTAATCTCTTGCATCCCAGAGAACATTTGATTATATCTACGGATTGCTTGATTAAGAGTTATTTGTGCTTCAAAATTCGGTTGATCATTCTTGCTTACTTGATCATCATCTTTCCCTTCACTTCCTGGTTTATATTTTCCAGTAGGAAGAGAACCAGTATCAACTATCATATAGGTTGTTCGAGTAAATTTATTATCAAACTTTTTATTAAGTACTGGAAGACCTTTTCCAGCAAGAGTTAATCCTTTAGTTATATCTCTCTTACTATCCGCATCAGAGGGATCTGGTTCACTAGCACCCTTTTCAATAACTTCATACTTACAATTGAATGGATCAAATAAAACTAATTTAGTTTTGTAAGCTCCCATTTTCAATTTTTCCTGCACATCAATAGCATTATCTGAAGTTTGTTCTAGTATTTTGCCGTCATAACCCGCAGGAATTCCCACATTTGCATCAGTAGACTCATTATAAACGAAAGATTTCTTTTGTTTCTGAGCAAATAATTTATCTATAGATTTAAAATGATATCCTTCTGATGTCTCAAAGAAAAGAAATCCTGCTGTATAAGACTCATCCTTCTTACCAGTCATAGGACTAGATGACTTGGAAAGATAGTTCAAAACATAGAAAGGTTTGCGTCCATTTCCTAAAAAATTATAAACACCTTTGGTTTCTTCTATGTTCTCTAGTTTTAATTTCTTCCCCCTTTTGACCTTTAAATTCTTCTCCAAGATAGATGTAACATGATCCGAAATTTTTCCATCATATCTATGAATGACTCTTGCACTTCCTTCCTCATTACGAATAAGTTCTTCAGAAACTAAAGATAGATTCACCATACTCTTCCCAGTATCTTCATAGATCGGAGTTACCTTATTAACATTTAAATTCACCTTGATTCTCTTCTTATTATTATCTTCAATCTCTAACAAAACATCTTCAGTTCCAACCAAAGGTAGACCTTCCACAACAGATTTTTGATCAATAGAATTTCCAGTATCAGCAAAAATATAATTAACTTTTATTGAATCTTGTAAAATACTTTCATAATATGTTAAGCGAACAAATCCGTTTACCAATCCAACAGACTTCTGCGGATCACTATTAGATGTTACATCAACCCGTAATGGAAGAGATGGATCAGATGCTTTAGTGGATAGTGGTTGTGCCATATTCTATTACCTCTTCTTTATTTACCCATATATAAAACACTTGTTGGATCTGACCCTCTACCACCCGCAATAATAAGTGAAGCACCTCCAGATTCAGATTTAGAAATAACAGGAGTACTTGATTTTGGTATACTTATTGGAACAATAACTTCAGTTCCTTCTCCAGATTCATACGATGCTGATTCCGATACATCAGAGGCAGCATCTTTAGGAGTACTAGAACCAATAGAAGATCCTCCTCCATTACTATCACCACCAGTACTACCACCAGCAACACCAGGAAATAAAGCATTCTTTGTATGTGGTATCATAAACATGGGATTAAAAAGATTCCAGATCTTAGGAATTCTTTTCACTTCCCCATTATCATCTACAAGATTTTTAAGTAGAGGAAGTCCTTGCCACATCCAACCCAAGACTCTAGGTAACCTTGGAAGACCTTCTAACCATTCTGGTCTCTGTCCGGCTATCCACGCAAAAATAGGTTCACCTTCAAGATTACCAAATGGTTTCCAACCAAGTACATTAATATCAGTCACCCATTTAGGCCATGTGGCATCCATTATTTTATATAATAAATCTTGAATTCCTACATTAGGAACCTCAAATGATGGAAAAGTATCAACCCATCTTGTCATTCCCGCACCAAGCCACTCTCCAATTATCTTTCCTATACCACCAATCTTTTTCGCTGCCCACGGTATTGCCTCAAAGAATATCCACTTTCCAAATCTCATGAGCATACTACCACCCTGCTTTAACAGATTAAACAACCCTCCACCAAATATCCAATTAACAACTGCCTTACCTGCATTAAAAATACCCTTCATCGTATCACCAAACAGTTTCAATGCTGCTTTAGGATCTCTCTTAATGATTAAATGATATAACAAATCGCCAACAAAAACACCAACTGCTTCACCTAACAACGTACCAAGAACAGGAACTGGTATAAATGTACCTAACATTCCACCTATTGCAGCACCAAAAGTTTTAAATAATGCCTGACCTAATGGTTCCCCAGACATTAAAGATACAATACCTACAATTAACGGACCAATAATAGGTATCCTTCCAAATATTTTACCAGCAGTCTTTACAAATGTCTTACCAAATAATTTTAATGCACCCCGTTTTAAAACCTTACCTGCACCTCTCTTCATTATACTAGTTCCACCCCTGAAAATATTACCACCACGTTTAAGCAATTGTCTTCCACCCCGACCCATAAATCTTCTTGCACCAACACCAGCTCCCCTTAAAAATCCTTTACCTTTACCCAATATATTCTTAGCTAAATTACCAGCACGTCCACGAGTTACCCAGTTAAGAAACCTTGCTCCTTGTTTTAAAGCATTTCTAGCAATATTAAATGCTGTTCTAATAATTGTTCTTATAGCATTAAATAAAAATTTCGCTTGACTAACTATCGATTTAAATATTTTCTCACCAAGTAATTTCCATACAAAAAATCCATTAATCAGATTCTTTAAATTACCAGTAAAAGTTTTAAACTTCTCAAGGGCTTCTTCACCAACATTATTCTTTATCCATTCTGCTGCACCATCATAAAGTTTATAACCCCAATCAACAAGATTTACAAATCCAACCAATACCCAACCAGCAACATCCAGAATAACTTTACCTACAACAGCAGCCCATTTAATAAACTTCATCACAGCAGGATTCTTTAACCAATCCAATGCCTTAACAACAACCATTCCCAAAAGAACTTTGAGAATTCCATCCATCACATTACTAACAAATCCTGTTCCTGGAAGTTTTAATCCGCCACCTTTTTTATTTCTTCCTTCTAGTTCCTTCTCTCTTTTTCTACGTCTTTCTTCTTCCAGTCTCCTCTTTTTTAATGCTGATCTTGTTTTAGATAAGACTAAATTATCCTTTAAATTTCCACTAACATCTTTAAGTTTTACATTAACAACTTTCAACATCTTCACTTGAGGTGCTGAAATATGAGCACCCTTACTGATGCCTATGTCTCTGTCTAAAAGTTTACTACTATCTACTGCCATCTTATCTTCTTATCCCCAAAACTTCTTCTTTATTTGTTCCACCACCTGTCCTTACGCTAAAGGGAGGTATAGTCTTCCCAACAGGAGCTCCTCCAGAAGGACCTCCACCACCAGATGGTACTGTAATAGGTACTACTTTAACTCTTGATCCTTTTGAAGATGGAGGAGAAGGAGGATTCATTCTTTCATTTGAAGATGGAGGTGCTACAAATCCACCACCAGCATAATGACGTTCAAGTGGAACATTAGTTCCTCCACCAGATGCATTCATAGCAGCAAAAGTATTAGCACCAAATGCTTTAACAGCACTCTTACTCATTACAAATTCACCTGCTGTTAATTTCGCAGGAACTTTATCTTCACCACCAGGTCCTGTTACCTTACCACCAAACTGGAATTTTTTATGATATTCTTTCCCTTCATATGGAAGTATACTCTGAGTGGGTCGAACATCAACACTACGATCAACATTAATACCAGATATTTTTGTTGTATGACTACGATTATCAACACTAGAATGATTATTACTTAGATCAACTAAACCACCACCATTATATGCACCATTAATTGGTTGATTAGTTCCCTTACCAGCAGCATTCATTCCAGCAAGAGTATCAACACCATACTTCTGCACCGCACCCTTACTCATCACAAACTCTCCTGCAGATAATCTTGCAGGTACTTTATCTACACCACCAGGACCTTGTACAACCCCACCCTCATTAAACTTCTGTTCTGGTTGTTGAAGATCTTGTAATTGTTCTGGTAAAACTCCAGTAGGTTGAGTACCTTTTGGAGCATCATCTGTTGTTTCTGATTTAACTTCCTTAATTTCACCAGTATCAATAGGTTTTATTTCCTTATCTAAATCCTTACTCTGCTTCTGAATATTAGATCCCTCTTTAAGTTCTTTATTAAGATTAGATCCCTCCTTACTTATAATCTTATCCGCATCTTTACCCATCCCAAAAACAGACTTCACAGCATTAATAATTTTAGGTATAGCCCAAGCTAACAATGCAATGACACCTATAATTACTCCCGCAGGACCCAATAATCCTGGCAAAAATGCTATGAGTCCAGCAACTATAGCAGGCCACCAATCCTTAAGGAATCTGAATAGACTACTTATCTTCTCCGTATTTTCTTTCTTCCCAAACCATTCCATCATCTTTATAACACTTGCACCCAGAAGAACTTTTAATAAAAAGTCTCCAATCTTCTGCATGAAACCTTTAACTGGAGCAAGTATCTTCTCTGTTCCTTTGGCTACAGTACTACTTACTTTTTCTAATTTAGTTTCTCTCTTCTTAGCATCCGATTTTTCAGTAGCAAGTCTATTATCTTCTTTCTCGTCCAAATCATGTTGATATTGAAGATCTGTCGTCTCTGCTATAGCAGCAACAGATTCTTGAATACCATCAAGAGTCTTACCTATATTCTGAGATTGCTGACGCATCTTCAGAATATTTTTTAATATTGTTATCTTCTTCTCATTAGTTTCAACCCTCTTCTCTAACTGCTTACCAGCTGCAAAAGATGAACCCATAAATTTGGATGGATCTACTCCTCTTCTAGTTGTCGATGCTGGTGGCAGTGCTTCAGGCATTACTTTGTTCTTGTTGTTGTTTCAGTCTCTCTTCTTCGAGATGCTGTTTTAATAAACCAACATAGATGTCTCGTTCCCAAGGCATCAAATTTTCAATCTCTGTTAAGCTGTATTTATGGTACTGCATCAAAGCAAAATTGAGTCTGAAGTAGTTCTCCAGATTCATATGCACCATCGCTAGGCGAAAAAAGACGCTAAACCCTCCAATACTACTTCACTTTCAACTCCAGTACTAGGATTTTTAACCTTAACTGTATGAGATAACTTGGGCATAGTTGTAAAAAATTCTTCAATCTGTTTAAACTGTAATGAATTCATTGACTCAAGAAACTCATTCACCTCTTTCTTTGTACAATCAGATGCTACCCAAACTTCATCCGCTGTATAAATCTTATCAATACATTGAGCAATCAAATCAAACGATTGATCCATTTGATTCTTTCCTTCTTGGAAATCAAAATTGTTTTTAATAAACTCATTCAATGATGGGTACTTCATTTCCATCATAAGGTTCTTATCAAGTTGAATCTTATTAGTATGATCCTCACTCTTATTAATCTTAATGTCATCTAAATCGATCTGAACCTGTACTTGAGTCTCCTCATCATCAGGACAAATAATATTAACATCAAGTTCTTCCCCAACAGATTTACCTCTTATATTAAGAAACAAATATTCAATATCAAAAGTGGGAAGATTCTCTACCTTAATTCCTTTTGTAAGCACACATGCTTTAATGACTGCCTTAATAGCATTTGTAATCTGCTTCGTGTCTTCACTTTCCAAAGCAATTACAAGTAATTTCTCTTCTTTAACAAGAAAAGGTCTATAATCTATTTCCTTTTCAGTAGATGGTAACACCAAACTATAAGTTGGTGTCGCAATTTTTGGTAAAGGCATAATATCCTAATACAAATCAGTAGTATTATATATACAGGTTTTCTTAACGTAGTAAACCTTCTACTACACCACCTGCAATATCTCCTAAGAGATCATTCCTAGTTAATCTATCAACAGCCATATTAGTTAATCCACCAGCAAACGATGCAAAATTAAATTGTGCTTGACCAGGAGCATTAAGTACTGGATCTGATGCGTTATGATTAGCAGGTGTTGTACTATACCTAGAATAAGTAAAGGAAACAGTACATTTTAAAAGAGAAGACGCATCATATGTAACAGGCATTGATGCTATTGAAATAGGATATGCATTTATAAAGGTATATGTAAGTGGATTTACCCTTCTAAATCTTTCCTCAATATTTTTTTCAAACTTAGTTATCTCTAGAGATCCTTTATACATCTGAGGGAATCTCATCCTATAATAAAATTCTTCACTATGATTATCTCTCTTTTCGTTCCCAATATACTGCATCCATGCTTCAAAATATCTAATTGGTAAATACTCTACTGCGTCACAATAAAAAGTTAAATCAATACGATCATCAAATACTCTACGATGTACATGTCTTTCAGTAATACCAGTATAATCATTCAACAATTCAGTCGTTGCAAAATTTGATCCAGGTAAAGATGTATCTGAACACATCAAGTTTAATTTATCTCTCTTCTCACTGGGCAATCCACCACGATTTAATTCTGTAAGTCCCTGTCTAGCAAGATACGTAGTAAACTCTCCCCCAGCAAAGTCACGCGCCTGTCTAGGGTCCCCAATCATCACTTGGAAATGAGATGTAGTAGCAGGACTTAATAGTTTAGCTTTGACTTCTGAAAGAGATCTTCTTCTTGGTCTGATGGTAGCCATTTATAAATATTATTTGACCTTATATATTATGTATGCAAGATAATGGCAGAAAGTATTAAGAGTCGGTACAAACCATTAAATCCACAGAAATATAACGGTAATCCTAACAATATTATCTGTAGAAGTAGTTGGGAAAGAAAATTTTGTCAGTGGGCTGATAGAAAAGATAATGTAATCTCTTGGGCATCAGAAGAAATCAATATACCATATGTTTCTCCTAAAGATAACAAAGTACATCGTTACTATCCAGACTTCCTTATTAAAGTAAAAGAAACCAATAATAAAATTAAAACATATGTAGTTGAAGTCAAACCAAAAAAACAAACTCTCCCACCCAAACCAAGAAAGAAAGTAACAAAATCATATATTTATGAATGCCAAACCTATGCTGTTAATCAAGCAAAGTGGAAAGCAGCATCTGAATTTTGTAAAGACAATCGTATTGAATTTAAAATTATAACAGAACAAGAATTGGGTATAAGATAATGAAATACTCTCCTGGTAAAGAATTCGTATTTGATGAAAAATTTGATAAAAATGAAAATAGAATCATAGGAAATGATATAAACCTTAGAACCAACGACCCTGAAGATATGATGTTAGAAATTATGCAACTATTAAATGATACTGTTACACCTATACCTGAAGTAGGTAGGTTCTATACGTTTGTTTATAATGCAAAGACTCCTGGAGAAACATATGACCAACACCCACTCATTGCTTGTACAGCATTAGAGAAATGGGGTTTCAAAGGACTCAACTTTCACTGGCAAAAATCCAGGAACTACACCTGGAATGAACTGGCAGGTCAATTATATATTGTACAGTGGAATGAACTTGATGACCTCATGGCCATACCTTATGCAAAATTCATCCTAAATAAATAAAAAGTCTTATATATGGGACAAGCAGCTTCACCAGCTTTTGTAAGAACCTACAAAAAAGCAGACGGAACAGAATATCAACTTGCATTTAGGACACTTTCTGTGTGGTCTGAAGGTGCTAATGGTCAGCCAACTCCAGGTTCTTTTACAACCAACATACAAAATGACCTTATCGCAATTGATAAGGGAATTATGGGTGGTGGTACAGGTGCAACATGGACTACTTCAGCAACAAGAGGACCAGGTGCTGGTGGTCTCTGGACTAGAAGTTATAAAGATGATGCCGCAACAAATCTGGGATTTGTTATGCCTGATGCTGGTTGGTTAGACTTGCAAGACAGAAAAAGTACTATGTCTTCTCAAGTCAATGCTAATGCAGCAACATCAATAGCAAAAAGTTTTAGAACATCTGATTTTGGAAAAGATTTTGGTCTAGGCTCTCAAGCAGGTGCTATGAGAGAAATAATGAGAAGTCAAGGTTCAGGAAACCAAGGAAACCCTATTGACCAAGGGCCTTCTGGTAATCGAGTCAGAATGACATCTCTACAAGAAGCTTTCAAACAAGAAGTAAAAACAAGAGAAGCATATGGAACAAACGGTAGCAATAAATTACCACTTTATTATCCAACAACATTAAAAAATAACAGAGGTCAAGATAGATTATCAATATCAGTCCTAAAATATTCACCCAGACAAATTCAAAAAAATCAATATAAACTAAATGATAGAGCATCCTTTACATCTAGAATCATTGGTTCAGTAGTATTACCAGTTCCAGGTGGAGTGGGAGATCAAAACTCAGTTAGTTGGGGTGCTGATACTATGAATCCGGTTGATCTTGCTGTTGCAAACCTAGCATTTGATACCATAGAGAGTGGTGATCTAAAAAAAGCAGAAGCAGGAGTAAGAGATGCTATTAAAACAGCAGCAGGTTCTGATAATGCAGATGTAAAGCAAGGACTAGCAGGTGTCTTTACTAAATCTGCAACTAACCAAAATATACTAACAAGAAAGACAGGAAAAATTATAAACCCAAATATGGAGTTACTTTTTAATGCTCCAGTACCAAGACCATTTGCTTTCACATATAGAATGAGTCCTAGAGATAGAGAAGAAAGTGTAATGGTGAAAAAAATTATTAGAATGTTTAAACAATCAATGTCTGCTCAAAGAACAGAGAGTCGATTGTTTTTAAAATCACCAAACACATACAAACTTCAATGGTTAACTGGTACTAGTAAAAGAGAACACGAATTCCTCCCAAGAATAAAAGAGTGTGCTCTAACAGGATTTAATGTTAACTATACTCCCGATGGAAACTATGCAACTTATGAAGATACTTCAATGATTTCATATGAAATTCAATTCTCCTTCCAAGAACTAGAACCAGTCTACAATGATGATTATAGTAAAATTGATCAAAACACCGACACATCTATAGGTTACTGATATGGCTAACGAATACTTCCGTAACTTACCAGACTTTGAATACGTTAATAGAACCAAGGATGGTCGGTATCTTTCAAACTACACACAAGTAAAAAACCTTTTCAAAAAAGGAAAACTAAGAGAGGATATCTTTCAAGACTTAACTGTCTTTGAAAAATATAATATTGAAGGGGATGATCGTCCCGACAATGTTGCCTTCAAAATATATGGAAATGCCCAATTGGATTGGGTAGTTATGATATCAAATAATGTTATTAATCTTTATAATGAATGGCCAATGTCCCAACAATCATTTGAAACATACCTATTGGATAAGTATGGGACTGATGAAAAATTAAATGAAATACATCATTATGAATCAAATGAAGTTAAAGATACTACTGGTGTAATAATCTTTCCTAAAGGTGTTCAAGTTAGTGCAGCACAAAGTGTAAGTTATCATGAACCAATGACAGATGAACAAGTAGTTGTTAACCCAATATCCAGAGCAGTTACCAACTATGAATATGAAGAAAATATAAACAACGAAAAAAGACGCATATATTTAATCAAACCGATGTATTTAAGTGTAGTCTTTGATGACTTAGAAGAAATGATGGTATACAAAGAAGGTTCCACTCAGTTCGTGAGTGAAACCTTGAAACGTGCTGACGATATCAGACTTTATAGTTAACTCTCTGCGAGTTTCTGGAAGTAAGACAGAGCATCATCTTCATCTGATGAGGATGTAGTTGCTTGGGTCACTACTTTCTCAGCAGCTGCATAAGAACGACCTTCACTCTCATCTTCTAACTCTTCATCAACAACACGACGTTGAGCAGGTTTCTGACCAAGCACATACTTCAGACGCTTCTCAAGATCTTGATAAGACTTGAACTGATCTGGAGCAGTTACTGCTGTGAGTGAATACTCTTTCTTCCATAATGCTTCTAGTGCATCATCATCTTCAAGAAGTGGTGATGGTGAATCGAACTCTGACTTATCATAGTTCCAGAATCCATCCTTCTTAACGATCTTCAACTTGAAGTTTGCACCTTGCCAGAAGTCAAAAGGATTGATTGGAGTCTCATCCTCAAACTCAGGTTGCATTGCTTCCATGACCTTATCAAAGATCTTCTTACCATACTTAAACAGAAAGACCTTACCCTCATTCTGAGGATTAGTTGGATCCTTAACAACATAGATGTTGCTGTAATAAGATAACTTTCTCTTCTGTTTACGAACAGTATCCTTATCTGATTCATTACCACTGTTCCAGAGTTCTCTATTGTAATCAGAGACTGGATCTTTACCACCTGTTGTGGTCAAAGAATTTTCAATATACCAACCACCAGGACCTTGAAAGGCATGGGAGTATAGTTTTGCCCAAGGGATTTCTTCTCCATCGGGTGCAGGTAAGAATCGGATAACGGCATAACCATTTCCAGTTTTATCTAACTCTGGTTTCCAGAGGCGGTCATCCCCACCTCCACCAGCATTATTTGTTTTCTCTACTTCTTTAACTAACTTAGCAGTCAACGAACCAAGCGAAGACTGCTTCTTTAGACTTGCGAAAGACATTCGGATTACCTCGGATTTTTTAGATTTGGCTTGTGGTACTTTGTTATTTTAGGATTAATTTTAGGAGATGTCAAGCTGTTGTTTCATTAAACCAATCATATCTGCCATCTGTCTCCAGATGATATTCATATCAACATTTTTGGGAAGACCCATCATAGCAGCAGACTCAGTGATTTCTTTTTTCATTTGCTTGGCCTGAGGATCGTCAGATAAACTCAACCTAGCATACATAATTTTTTGCTTCTCAATAAGTGACTCCAGTTTGTCAATATGATATACCTTGTCAGTATTATTCATATAAGGAAACTTCATGACTTGCTCATAAATTTCCTCTTGGAGTTCCTGAATTTCAGTCATTTCTGCTCGAACTATATCAGAGTTAAAGAAACTCATTCGTCTCCTTCATTCTCCACTACTTCAACTGTTCCAGTTTCAGTTGTCTCTTCCTTACTACCTTCAATTTGCTCAAGTACATCAATTGCACCAAGCAATTTCAAACGAGTAGTAGCAAGATTTTCATACTGTTCTGAAACCTCTTTCAATTGACTTTTTAAATTTTCAAGGACTTCATTATTCTCAAGAGCCATGGATGACTACCTCCTTCAAGATGTTTTTATAACGGTATACATCAATATTTATGAAGGGTGAATATTTTCTCACTCTTCTACTGACGGTTTCCCACACTGGGTCCTGTAACTTCTTATCAAAGTTTTTAGTATACCCGAATATTCTATCATAGATTACCAAAGTTTCCAAGCTTATATTTCCGCCTAAAAACTTTTTCAATACTATAGGATGACCTTTACTACAATCAAATACATCATCAACCTTATTATTAATAAACAAACTCTCCGACTCTTCCTTAAAAATATATGATAATGATTGTACCTTCTTCTGCCAATCAATATATCTTTCCTCTCCATCCTTTATCATCTCCCCTATCCATAATGATTCTGGATCAGAGCAAGATGTAAAGTTAGCAACAAAAAATTCTTCTATTTCTTTATCAGTTTTCTGACGTGCGAACTTTTCAAACCAAAATCTATCCTTCCTCTTATAAAAGGCTTCGTTAGTCGCCCTTACCTTACCTCTGTACTTTATATAATCATACTTATCCTTGGTGAAGTGATTCTTCATCGCAAGATAGCATCTATAAGCATCAGCTGGCATCATCTTCTTCTGCTTCAAGTTCTGTAATAGCATCCACAGGAACTTCTGCTCCTCCTATACGATACCAAGGAACATTCTCACCTGTTTTATAACTAGGACGCTCACCAAGATACTCCAAGTCAGGAAAGTTATGTTCACGTAGCAATGCTTGAAGTCTCCAGTGTATCAATTCAGTTGTCGTAGTCATTATAAAAAAGTAATAGGGTGATTTTTTTGCTGGAAATTTTTTCGCCCATTTATGGAATTAAAAAACCAATTTAGCCCGTGAAGTTCTCTTCAAAAAGTTTAACTCTTGTGCTTCGTATTTAATTTTTTCTTTAAGAGGTTTAGATATAAGTTTAGGTACTGACTCTAAATCAATAGAGTTAATTTCACAGAATGAAACTATGGCATCAATATAGTTCATGTCCTCATGAGTTTGCACCATACTCTCAATCTCTTGTGCAAATCGTGAAGGGCAAAAGAACTTATTCTCGAATGCCTTTTCTAGTTCATTCTCCATGCTCTGACCCAGTATTGTGACTAACAAATTCTTTTATATACCGTACTAATAGTTTAATATAATCCCCTTTGTTTCTTTTGTCAAATACTTTGACTTCCCCTGCAGGAGTTACCATCAAAGTAATTAATTTTTTAACAGGGATACCAGTTAACTCATAGTACGCTGCTGCATAAAACATCTCCTGAACGAAATAGTTTTCCAACCACTTCTCAGGTTTAATTTTTTCTGATGTCTTAAAATCTATCACCGCTAGTTCGCCTTCATACTCAGCGATACAATCAACTCTACCCGCAAGTCCATAGTAATCGGAGTAGAGAGTCCTTTCTATAGCGTGTATGTTATTTATCTTGTCCAGATATGGAGTAGCATGATGGAACATAAACTTAGTAGCAGGAAGGTAATCCTCCCACACCAAATCTCTATTCTCCAAATATGCCTGAGCAGCTTCATGAAAATCTGTTCCACGGGTTGTTGCCTTCTTTGTAATACGATTTGCTTCTTCTATACCAACTCTCTTTCTCCAATTAATAAAGATTTGTCTGTTATAAAACGATGTTACTGATGTAATAGATGGAACCCAGTCTCCACTAGGAAGTTGATAGAGTCTACAACCTGGAGTCTCTTTCTTTTCTAATTCAATATCACCAAGATGATTATGATGTATAAAATTCATTGGAATCCCCTTACTAATCCAAGATTAGACTTCTTCTTTTTAAATAGAAAACTTACAGGACATTTACTTTCTTTATCTGTTTTAGAAAATAACTTCCCTTTCCATTCTTGACTATCCCAACCAGCTTTCTGCTTCTTTTCATACTTAGAAGTTACTTCTTTGATTATTTTAGAACTCTTCTCTTCCTTAAGAACAATACCATCTCCTAAGTTAGGTGAATGGAAACATATCCTACAAAGAGGATCTCCTTTCTTAATAACAACTGGTTTAGTCTCATCAACTATTGTAAATGCAAGACTTGATGTTCTTGTCCAGTTAGATAAATTAAACAATCCACCAACAGCAATAAAATTATTCTTCAATGCTGTCATTGGATGATCATAAAATTCAAACCAAACATCATCATCTTCTGTCCAAAATAAAAACGTTGCAGTCTTTAATTGAAGAACTGGTTTTGGTCCGTGAAGATACTCATCATCAAACTCCAATAAGTCTGGATCTTCACAAGTGATGTAGTTATCACCTGATCCAGGTGTCCTCTCAACTTTAACTTCAAAATCAATAGGAGAATATGCTACGAATATTCTATTCTGTCTGTGTTGATACACAGGACATTTTGAATAAACATAATCCTCATTAACTGTTTGTCTAACAAGAGAATCACCAGGACAATCAATCCCAAAATAATATACTTTCTTGTTAGACATTACATAGCCCCAATTTCCAATTTAGCAAGAAGATATTCTTTGACTAATCCAGAGCGAACAATATCTTCCACTCCAAATTCAATCAAATCAACAGAAGACATGAGACGAAGAATTCTCATAAAATCTATGATACCATTCCTCTCATTCTGTTTAACTAAATCTGATTGGGTAGCATCTCCACAGAACATAATCTTAGAACTCTCACCAACCCTTGTCATTATACTATCAAGTTCATGAAAATTCAAGTTCTGATATTCATCTACAACAATAATTGCTTTATCAAAAGTTGTACCCCTTATAAAAGAAGTGCTCCAAAATGAAATGGTCTCCTGTGCTTTAAGATTACCATAAAGCATTTCAAAGTCTGCATCTGTAGGCATCTCAAACATATACTTTACCATTGCCTTATAAGGTAACTGATAAAGCCAAGACTTATCCTCATGATCACCTGGAAGAAATCCAATCTCCCTAGTAGAGACAAGTGATCTTACAATATAAATCTTTTCATAAGGTGTCTCTGGATCCAAAACATCACACAAAGCATTGTACAAAGTAATAAAGGTCTTACCAGTACCTGCTGCACCATAAGCAACTATATTCTTACCACTAGAATAAGAATCAAATAAACGTTTTTGATTCTCTGTGAGGGGTTCAATCTCCCTCATCATATCTGCGTTAATAGGTTTCTTTCTCTTCATCTGCTTCGCGGTCATCCCGACCCCAATTGGTTGATCCGTTTTCTTTTTACGTGGCATACTTAAAAACTGTAATCGCGGTTTTTACGGACATTAGCACCAGGTTGTTTAGATGCTCTATCTAACACCTCATTCCAACCACTAGATGCTGCTTCTCCTGTCCATTTAAACATCTCCTGAGTAGCAGCAACACCTGCTTGCCAATCCTTATCCCAATCAGCATTCTCAGGATCATTTCTCCATTGATCATACTCTTTCATTGTCATAGAGAGTTCTTTCTTCTCTTTAGTTTTTAGATTAATAACAGGGTATGTTGGCATATCAATATAAAGTTATGTGATTTTATTTAGACCCAATCAAGGGCTTCTGCAACTGCAGGGAACTGTTCTACAAAAACTCCCCTACAAGCATCTGCAATATCCATATGTTCTTTCTGAGTTCCATGTGCAGAACGTAGATTAATATAATGAACCCAAGAACGACACGAACCAGTCATATAAATTCGTGTAGGTGTAGACAAAGGAAGAACAAACCTTGCACACTCCTTTGCTATACCATCTTCAAGCATCTTATTGTAGAGTTCCATCGATGATTTAAAGTGTTCCCCCATTAACATCTCATATTTCTGTACAATAAAAGGATCTATATCATCAGTAGAGTTCTGACGATTCTTAACATCCTGTCTCCTTAGTTTTGGAAGAGGTATCTTTTCACTCAACAAATTAGCATCAGCATATCTTTGTGAGAATTCCTGATAAGTAAATGATCTATGACGTAATATCTGTGCTGCTAATCCTCTAGTAGTATTAATTTCTAGGGTCATATATGCTTGCTCAAATACACTCCAATGACCATGCTTAATACAATACTTTAATAGTCCAGCAAACTTTTCATTGTCCTGATTCTTAGGATTACTAACACGAGCCACATATGCCATGTGCTTCTCTGCATCAGGAGTAACACTTATAAGTTTAACCGTCATCGTCTTCGAAAACCTCATCATAATCTGGTGATGGTGAAGAGAAATCAGAATCTGTATATGCATCTGGATCAGAATAAATCTCCGACTCCAGTTCATCAACAATCTCTTTAAGAGCTCGAACTAAAACTTTTAATTTTGCTTTGTTCATTTGATTTCTTTTCTCACTAATTATAATATAAAAAAAGAGGAGGGTCAATACCCTCCTCTTAAAACGTATATGTAAGTCGAACTTACCTTGCACATACGACTTTTTCTTCCGTATGCTTGATGCCTCTGTATGTGAGTTCAGAGACTTGCTTCTGACAAGTTTGCTTGTCATCGGTGTTATATGTAACACCACGGTAGGTTACTTTTGCCATTGTGATACTCCTAAAGTAATTGGATTTTAAGGCCCGTTCCTTTAGTCGTTTGCGTCCCAACACCCAGCTTCTGTATTGGTTTTAACAACCTCAATCAACTCAACCTTCTGTTCTTGAGGAACATTTCTCCCGTTGAATTTCTCTATGAGAGATTCAGCGTCAGAGCAAGAAAGAGTTGATGCTAGAAGGATGGGTATCATAGGGATGAACGCTCCGTTCCGCGACTTACTTGCGCCCTTGCGGGTGAACGATGTGTTAATAATAACACATATATTCTATATATGCAACCAATACTGTAGTCTTTGATACAGTTTTAACTTATTTGAAATAAGTCTTAACAACCTGTACCTGATCATGGTAACGTGCGATCTTGTCCAACTCAATCTGAATTGCTTCAGTGATATCAGAATGCTCACCAATACCCACAGGATGAGTCAAGTAAACTTCAACATTCGCCTTGTGTTTTTCGATTTCCCCAGTAGCGTGAGCTAAAAGAGCCTTTAATAACTGTTCTCTCATGGATGCCTCTGGCGTGGCCATTATTTTCTATCATTTTATTATACCATATCATTTCTGTCAAGGAAACCTCCCTACCCAACCTAATCTTGCAAGCAATCTCAACAACTCTCAACCTGCTGTCTTTGCTTAACATACTTAATTGCCTCCGGTAAAATAGAATACTCCAGTCTTTGAATTGCTTTTGTTAATGACTCAACAGTGTCATCAGGTAGAATAGGAACTTCTGCTTGTAATATTATATCACCAGAGTCAAGTTCTTCAGTAACATAATGAACTGTACATCCAGCAACAGTATCACCAGCATCCATTGCTCTTTGAACTACATTCAACCCCTTATGTTTTGGAAGTAAAGATGGGTGAATGTTTATAATTTTACCAGGAAATGCCTCAACAAACCTCTTACTAACAATTCTCATCCATCCAGCCATGACAATAAGATCCACTCCTGCCCAATGAAACTCATTAATAATTCTAGCCTCTTCTTTACTAGAGATATGAGCACAAGGAATACCAAATTTCAATGCTTTTTTTGCTGCTCCACAATCCTTTCTGTTGTATATCATCAACACAACTTCATCCTCTCTACAAGTACGCACAATGTTCTCGAAATTTGTACCATTTCCAGAGCACATAACGCCTAATTTCATTGGTAATATGTAGGTTTATAGTGAGGTGTATACTCTGGTTCCTCTTCTGTTACTGGATGCTTATACTGTTCAGTATCAAAGTAAGATGTATAATGAAAATTACCTTCTCTCTCATCCAATACTTCATGAATAAGAATCTTTAACTCCATAACATCTGTAGGAGTAAGAATTCTTCTAGGTTTAACAATAGCAGGTTTATATTCCTGCTTCTGTGCTTTCTTTGCATCTTCAGGAGACATTGGAGCACCCATACCCTGAGTGTCTATGTAACTACCTGGTACAGGTTTACTCATAATGGCCTCCCATTTTTATCAACAAGACCAAGTTTCTTTACTTGATTAAGATTAGATTTCTCACTACGTTTAATCTTCTTATACTTTTTAATAAGTTTCTCTACTTCAGCATTAGATATATTAACTTTTAACTGATCCTCTTCTGCTGCCTTAACAAAACCAACTCCTCCACCATCAGCAGAATCTCTATGGTCAACATAATCATTGATGACATCTTGAATTTCATCTCTGATGAGAGCATTTACTTGTGCTTTAAGAAGATCATCACTCATTACTTTCTCCTTTTCTTTTTCTGAGGTGCTTTATATCCCCATTGATTTGGATTAATAGTTCCATGACCATAGTCTATTTTCTGAATGGAATCCTTACCGAATTTATCATAATAAAGATCAAAGATATTAACTCTTGGACCTCGACACAAATCTTGATGTAATTTATCTTCAAACTTATATGATATTATCATAGTATCAGTTGGAAGTTGTCTCTCATTTACCTGCTCTTTACTTGCATCTTCTATAAGTAATTCGCACCCATAACTTGATATATTTTTCCTTTCATCAGAGGACCATATAGATTTCTTTGGTTTCTCTGGTTTCTGTGCGACTTTTGTTTCTTCTTTAACTTCTTCTGTCATGATCCTCTATTTACACCCCATGCTATATCAGGATATGCTTGCTGCACTACATCCAAAGTAACTTTAGGATATACAGATTCCAAATCTTTATCCTTAATAAGGCAAATAATTTCTGCTTCCTTTGGATGAAGACCTTCAAGTAACTGAATAAACATCGACTCTCTACGGAGACTACTAAGAGTATCATTACCACCCTTAATGAAATGGTACAACGTCTTCCACTCTCTCCTCAATGAAGTATGATCTGTTCCTACTGGTACTTCATTGGGATTATATGGAACCTCTCCTTCTGGTACTGCAGACTGAACTCTCTCATCAAAGTTCCAAATCAATACAGCAGTTACAGAGTCATCACGATACTCTTTTAAGATTTCAACTCTCTTTGCCTTAGTCCTCTGCTCTCCTACGAGTTCAAATATCTCATGGATAAAAGGATTTGGTGGGAGTTTAACTCTCTTGACGACAGGTTTTTTTCTACTCGTCGTCGTCTTCTTCGTTGGTGTCATAGTCATTTTCAAATCTTAGGGCTACGATTTCATCGGGGATAAGTTGACCATTCTCATCAAACATTTCTGGGTGAACAGTGAAAGGAGTTGGTCTGTTGAGGAACTGTCCGACTACATTGTTAACAATCCATCCTGTAAAGAATCCTATCACAAACGTAGCAATTATAGCAAATGCACTAAAGAAAACAATATAAGGTGTTACTTCTTGTAGCATGATGTTCCTCCCAGGAGATTATTTTTTTTGAATGTCCAGGTAAAAAGTAATCTCTCTCTTGAAAAAAGAAAACTTGACTTGGAATGTTTTAGTCTTTGGTTTCTTCCTCCTATTTCTTAATAGTAATTCAACACCCTTATTGATTTCGGGTTTGTCTTTATTTAGATCGTCGTTTCCTTCCTCTTTTTTTGTCATCACTATACCTCACTGCATCTTCTAGTATACATGAAAGATAATCTCTTATCTTTCTTGCTTGAGGTTTAGGGATATGATGATATGCCTCCCTCAATTGCTTATGTTCGCTGTCAATACCTCCTTTAATGTATTCGTTAAGTTCAACAATAAGAGAACCAATCTCATGAGCAGTAGAACTCTTAAGAAATTCATCTGCTTCTACTTTAGTTACTCCTCTTGATTGAAAATATTCATACAATTTTATCACGAACTGACCTTTAAAGGCAAGTTCTAGAGACTCCTCTAGAACATAATATACTTCTTCGAAATTATTCGACATGGCATTAGACCAGTTGTTGCTCCTGTAAATACTGGACTGTATTAGTACAACCTCCAAGTTTCTTTCCATTCATTGTTACTTGAGGAAATGTAGAACCTTCCCCAAACTCACCATAGAAACTTTTCTTATCAAAGTCCTTACCTAATTTATAAGTGACATAATTTAAACCAGCTAACTTCAACACCTCTTGTATCTTGGAACAGTAAGGACAACCATCTTTAGAAAAGACTGTGAAGTTTCTAATTGTCACTTTCCTGCCTCCAAATCTTTAATAGTTTCTGCATAATCTTTATCAAAAAGTTGTAAACCTTTCTCTGTAAGAATGTGCTTGTACATACCTTCAAATACTCCTGGTGGTATGGTACAAATGTTAGCACCATATTCAAATGCTCTACCAACATCCCTCACTCCTCGAATAGAAGCACCTAGTATTTCAGTAGAGTCCCAATTCTGTTTAGCATATACATTAGCAATATCTTTAATAAGGCATAACCCACCAAAGGAATTATCATCTACTCTACCCACAAAGGGTGAAACATATGCTGCTCCTGCTTTAGCGGCCAGGATCGCCTGTGAGGGACTAAAGATTAATGTGACATTAACCCTTATACCATACTCGGAAAGATCCTTACAGGCACGTAGACCGTCTGGTGTACAAGGGACTTTAATAGTAGCAACCTTACCAAACTTCTTATGCAACCTCTTTCCTTCAGAGATCATATTTTCCTTACTACCAATAACCTCCATACTAATATCAGTAAGACCTATATCTTTAATCTCTTGATATACATCCTCATGGTTTCTACCACTCTTCCTAATGAGTGTAGGATTAGTTGTGATACCATCAATTAATCCTGTCTTCCACCCAGAACTAATAGCACCCACATCAGCAGTGTCTAAAAAGATTTTCATAGTAGATTCTTAAAAATGTATTTAACGGACTTGATTTTTTTAAATGTTAGGAAAAGATCACCTACCTTCTCTAGATTTATTTCTAATAGTAATATGATTACCTTCAATTGCAAACTCAAGTTTGTCTCGATGATCCCATAACAATTCTTCATAAAGAGAGTCAAGTTTCTTCATGTCATCCCACACGTCAGTAGGAGTTGGTTCACCCCAAAAAGGATTCTCACGCCAAACGTGTTCTTCTGGTTCTAATGATCCGTGCATAGAAGTCTCCTCATGTAAATTGTCTAAGCTTCTGTAGTATATATTTGTATGCCTCTACTATGTCTCCTTCATCTTTTCTAAAAAGGTCCTTATCGAATCTCTCTTTTGTTCCCTTTTTCCAGAGTCGCATGTTGTCAGGTGATAGTTCATCAGCCAAGAATAAATCGCCGTGAGCATCGTAACCAAACTCCAATTTAAAATCAACAAGGTCAATACCCATAAGGGTAAACAAGGATTGCAACTCAAAATTAATGATGAGTGCTTGTTCCTTCATAGGTTCAGGATCGATACCCATCAATCTTACACGATCATATGTAAGTAATGGATCATCCTTAGCATCATCCTTTAAGAAATACTCTA